GCTCGAAATACCTCGCAGGTCTGGGCGGCAAAAGGACCCGCAAGTAAGCATATAAATATAAACAGCAATCGTAAGTGTTTTGTGTTTGTAAAATTTTAAAATTTTAAAATTAAAACAATATCTAACTGATTGAGGTGGTGGGGTGTGCCTAGGTTCGGCGCGGTTAGCTAGGCCGGCGGCGGGCGATTGACTGCGCACCATTGGCAGACAAAACAAAACCCCACACCGCGCGGGCATGGGGGCGGCGCCCTATGGGCGGGCACTAAAAAGCCCGGCGTTTAGGCCGGGCGACGGGCGGGCGGGTTAGGGGCGGCGGTTACCAGTGAAGCGTGACCGTGCCATCGTTCAGCGCCTGCGGTTCGGCGATCGGGGCCAGGCTGAAAGGATCGGCGGCCGGGCCAGCCCCGCGGGATCGCTTAGTCCGCAGAATGACGGCGACCCCGTGGGGATCGGCCCACCGGTGATCAGTCAAATCACCGTCAACCGTGGGCACGGTTACGAAACCAGCGGCGCCCGTGCTGATTGTCAGGCGCGACGGGATAGGGGCGCCCTTAGCTATCGCGACGGGCACGGCCAGGCGGAAGCCTGCGGCCACAGCGGCCAGACCATCGCGGCAGGCCGTCGCGCGATCGGCGGCGAAGCTAGCCGTTAGGTCCCATCCCGCGGCCCGTTGCGCTTCAAGGCCTAGGGCGCCGGTTAGTCCCGCCTTTGAGTATTCGTAATTAATCCAGCTACCGGCGGCCACCATCGGGGCGACCGCTTCGGCGATCGTTACGGCCTGGCCAGGCGCAACGGTCACGCCAAACCGGCGGCCTAGGGCGATTGCTTCGGCCGGGCTTAGGTCAAACCGCAAGCGGTGCCATGCCGTATCGTCCGTGCCGCGCAATCGCAGGGCCAGGGCCAGGCCGTCGCGCTGTGCGGCGGCCCATTGGCGGCAGGCGGCCCAAAGCACCGCGCGCCCGTAGGCGGCAGGGTCGGCCAGTAGGGCCAGGGTTCGGCGGCCGCGGGCGGCGGCGACCTTAGGGCTTAGGCCCCCGTGCCCGGCCCAATTGAGACAGCCGGCGATACAGGCGGGGGTTCCCCATGGGCAGCCATGGTGGGCGCGGGCGGCGGCGGTTAGGCCCTCGCGTTCAGCAAGCTCTAAAAGCTCCGGCAAGTAACCGCGCGGGGCGACGGGCGACCCATTTCCGGGATCGATCGCCGCGGCCAGGGCGCGCGCGGGCAGGTGGTGAAGAATTGCAGGGCGGGCCAGGGCGGCGCCCTTTTCAAGCTTCGGGTTCGAGTCAGTCAGCAGGCCGGGGAGATCTAGGCCGAACCGGGCCAGTAGGCCGGCGATATCGGGCGGCAGGCCTAGGGGCGCCTTACGGCGCGCGCGGGCGGTCGTTTGCATGGGCCGTTAAGCGATAAAGGGGCGGCGATTGAACGCCTAAGGGCGCCCGGCGGCGAACCGTGGGGCGCGGTTAGGGGCTCAGTCGTGGGGGCGCTCCCGCTCAAGGGCGGAACTATGGGCACCGCCTAGGCGGGAGCCATCCGGGTGAGACGGGGTATCCCATAGGACCTCTGCGAACCCGGCGCCCCATAGGCGGGTAAGGGTCCCGCGGGCGGTGGGAGTCCAACCCGTGGCCGCGCCAATGGTGCGGCAGAAGGCGCTCGAATAGCGCACCCGGTCACCGATAGCTAGGGGGTTCTTAGGGGCCATCAAGCCAGGCCCCATACGCGGCGCGCAACGGCGACTAGGGCCACCATTTGCTCGCGATCGGCGACCCAATAGGCCGGCGACTCAAGACGGCAAAGGCGCGCATAGGTTGCGGCGGTCACCGTGATGGGCCAGGCCGTGGCCTGATAGGCCTGATCCCTAAGCGATCCGGGCACTGCATGGTGGCCGTGGTAACTCTCGGGCCAGCATGCGACGGGGCGGCCGTCTTCAAGCATCACCCAAGCGCGGCGCGGGTTGCCGTCGCTGTCATTGGTAGCTGTGAAATAAGCAAGCATGGGGGCAAGCGATAAAGGGGCGGGGCGGCGTTCAGCCGACATAGGCGACGGTGACCGGGGCGACCCGGTAGGCCCAGAGGTCACCGCGCACCGCGCGGCGCAGGGCGGCGCGGCGTTCAGCGACGGGGCGGGCCAGGGTCTCAGTCTCGTCGACCCAGCCGGCGACGGTGCCCGCGTAGCGCTGGACCACAAAGCGGGTACGGCTAGGGATGGTGTGGAGAGTTTGCATTGACTGTTAAGCGATAAAGGGCGGCGCTTCCGCCGCTGCGGCCACACTAGGCGAGGGATCGGCAGGCATCCCCGATCGGGTGGGCAGCCTGCCCGATTGTCACAGCGCGGCCAGGCAAGCGGCGACCCCATCGCGGCGGATCCGTGCCCTTAGGGCCGATTCCCGCGCGTTCGCGTCCGGCCGCTGTGCCCAAGTTAAAAAGGCCTCAAAAGGCCAGCCAAGGGCACACCACACATCCGACGAGAGGGCACCACCGCCGGCCAGGAATTCAAGGGCGGCGACTTTATCGGCGGCGCCTTTGAGATCCGGCAACTTAGGGGCGGCCGTGCCATGGGAGGGCGCGGGCGCTGTGGCCGGTTCGCCCGGCAGGCAAGGGCGCACCGCGGCGACGGGTTCGGCGACGGCGACCGGTTCAGCGGCCGGGGCGGGTTCGGCCCAAGGGTCGGCCACCACTAGGGCCAGGCGGGCAGTCGGATGAGTCGCGGCCACTTCGGCCAGCCGCTTAGCGGCGAGCTCGGGGCGGCCGCACCATGCGACGGCTTGGGCGGGGTCGCCCACAACGACGGCCGCGTGATAAGTCCGGGCGGTGCGCCGCTTAAAGGTCGCGCCGGTGATGGGGTCGCGGGCGGTGATGGTGCGCGTTTGTGCCATGGGGACTAGCTAAGCGATAAAGGGGCCAGCTTCCGCCGGCGCCCCCATTGTTGCCGCCGATCGGCGGGGATCCCATGTCTGCTGTGCCGATTTCTCAGGCGGCCTAGGTGACAGGGCCACGGGCACCTAGGGCACGTTGTGGGCCATGGCGCCCCATATATAAGGAAGCGCCCCGCTGCCCCGGTTAGCCATGCAAACCGTGCGGCCTAGTTTCACATTCTTATCACTTAGCAGTTAGGTATAGTGCAGCGGACACGTTGTACTTTTGATGTAGCTTACTCAACTAGAGTTTGCTACACCGACCGCTGTATTTACGATTAGTTTGTGTAAACAATTGGCCTCAACATTTTCTGAATTTACTACATTTAGTATTTCAGGAAACACCCCCCGCCTCTGTCTGTGTATGTGAGTGAGGGTGTGTGTGTGAAAAAGGCCCTAAAACCGACCCCTTGCGAGTCCCGGACCTTTTTGTGTCTGTGTGTCTGAGCCCCTAAAACCGACACCCCGCGAGTCCCGCGCCTTAAACCGGATGGCTGCGAGTCCCGCGGCTCCAGTGAACCTGCTCCAGTAATCGGGCCAAAGCCGCCTGCTTGGTCCAGGTGCGGTCGCCAGGCAAAGGCTCAGTCCCGTACTCCCACGTATCAAAGTCGTCCTGATTACGTGGGTCGCGCATTCGAGGCTGGTCCATCTAATGGGTGGCGCAGGTCTCGGGCACAGGGTAGTGTGGGCGCTCGAAATTCTATTGAGGAATCTCGAAGCGTCCGTAGCAGGCAGGCTGCGGTGAGGCCGGCACCGCGTGAGGACCGGCCACCTGCCACCTAATTAGTCGGGAAGCTGCAGGACTGCTTGGCGCAGCAGCTCGAAGTCAGCCGTCATCTCGTCGCCGGTTGTGTGGGCGTTGGCACTAAACCGCCCCAAAGCTTGAAGAGCTGGCTGCTTCAGGCTGGACGTTGAACCGGGAGTGATGTCTTGCCACTTCGTGCCAGTCCAGATCTGCAGGCGGTCGTACCAGCCTTGCTCGCCTCTGGCAAAGCGCATGTCGCCTTTGTTGACTTCGGTCATAAGGGGCCGCTCAGTCGCCAGTCAGCTCAAGCCCAATAGCCGCCTGGAAGTAATTGGCGACTTTGATGCGGCGATACCACTGGCCTGCCTCTTCTGAGCTCTTGTCTTCAAACGTCTCGTACATGTGACGCGCGTCGCTTAGGCCGGCGCGAGTCTCGATGTTGAGCAGGTTGAGCTCCTGGTTGCTCAGCTTGTTGACTTCGTCTAAGCGCACGACCTTGCCTTGCAGCAAGTAGGAGCGGTAGTAAGGGAGCGAAGCGGGGTCGATCATTGGCATAAAGGTTCTGCGATTAGGCGCCCTTGAGGGCATAGGTGCCGCGCTTGAATTCGCCGCACCAGTTCGTGTTGAGGGTTAAAGGCCAGACAGCCAACTGCTCTTTACCTGGGGCAGGTTCAGGGGCGTAGCGACGGCAAGAGCCAGTGTTGTAGTCCAGCTCTTGCGCCCAGTAGACGCACAGCTGGCAATTACCGATGGTGCTCATCGTTCTCGCTGTGTTGACGATCGTGCCGCACCATTTCAGCGTTTTCATGCCGCACGTAAGGCTGCGTGCCGCTGTTGGTTTGGCCATGATGGGCTAGCGCCTCGTAGCTCACCAGTGCAATGCCTGCTGTAGCTACAGCCAGGCAGATTGCGTTGTTGAGGCGATCGAGCGCTTGCGGCGTCTCTCCGCGTCGCCCTTTTGATTCTCGATGTAGTCCCAATAGACGTCGCGTAAGCATGTCAGGAGTTCAATAGTGCCCAGCCCATAGACGTAGTGAGCGCCTTTGTGCTGGTAAGGATTGGAAAAGCGGTCAAAGCTGTCGCTTAGCCACTCTTCGCGAATGTAGGCGTACCAGGCCTTACCGGGTGGATCCTCAGGCCTGGCCTCTTCGTAGACGAGCCGCTCAAGCCACGGGGACTTGAGTAGCTCCTTCCACGAGTTAGGGAACTGCGCGTCTCGACGCTTGGCCATTAATCGGCGGTAGAAGGCTTGGGTTCAGCGGCGTCCCACTGCTTGCGCAGCTCTTCGCGGCGCTTTTCCCGCTGCTCGTAGATGTCTTTGCCCTTAGCGGCTTGCTCGTCGCGCTGCTTAGCGAGCGTGGCAATCGCGCAGCACTTGTCGGTAATCAAGTCGGTCAGGTCATTAGCGGCGCCGCAAAGCATGCCGCCCCACATCTCGGCGTCGTTGCCGGTAGAGGCTTTGAGCAGCTCGTCCACAGAGTTCTCGGGGTAATCGAGCTCGTTGCTGCCCTGAATGACGAGGTCCCGCGCAATCAAAAGGCGCTGCATTTTGAAGGTCTCGGTGCGGATGTCGGCTTCAAGGGAGTTCTTGGCCTTGCACGTACCAGTGTGCAGGTCGTCGATGCGCTTGTACTCGGGGTCGGCAGTAAAGAAGTCGTAGAGCGTGTTGAACTGATCGCGGATGCTCAGCGGTTTGGGTTGGATCTTGACGGTGGTGGAAGGACGGCCGGCTTTGCGGCGGGGATAGACACCTTTAGGCATGGGTCTGAAGTGGAGGGTTAAGAGGTAAGCAGCAGGCGGTGCCTGCCGTTGAGAAAATACTACATCCTTTGCGTCGATCGCGCAAGAGGCCCTGACTAGCCTGCGACTGTTTGCTTGCACGCAATGCAGTGGAACCCTTCTGGCAGTCCCGGCTCCGCAAAGCCTTGAACCCCGAGATTCAAAACCTGCAGCGCCTGATCGACGCGCACACGGATCGCTACTTCAAGTTCGGCGACTACTCAGACCAGCAGCAGGCAGATATTCTCAGGCGCAGGCTGACAGAGCTCAAGCAGGAGCTGCTTCGGGCTGAGGAGATCCAGGCGCAGGGAGCGCCACACTCTGAACAGACGCCACATTCCTGACGCCGGGATACTTGACCGCCTTCTGAACCGCATCGAAGACGTTCAGGGCGTCGATCTCGACCTCAAGCTGAGTTCCCTTGGGGGTGTAGCACTTTGCTACGTAGCGCTGGCCATTGGGAGGCAATGGGCTGCGAAGCTCTGCCGCCTCACGGTCCAAGGCGACGGCCTGGACCACGGTCAAGCTGTCATCAAGGTCTGCAGAGGTGTAGACCGCTGCATGGTCGTGCCAGCCCAGGGTGTTGTAGCGGGCGTCATGGTTTGGAGTAGCCGATTCAATGCGGCTAAGAAGCGCGCGGCTAGTCCACTCAGGGTTCTCGCTCAAATACTGATCTACCGCGAGTTCCTCCGCGTCCTCAGGGCTCTCGGCATAGCAAAGGCACTCCGTCGTCAGCATGACGGTGTAAAGACGATGGGTAGACATTGGCGAGTCTTAGCGCTTGAGAGCTAGTGCCCACACAGGAGCACGGCTACCCGTGCCAAGTGCGGCTTGGGTGCTGTGGTCGTGGACCTTGGCAACCACACCATCGCAGGGATAAGAGGCAAAGCGTCGGCCGTCCAGCCACTCGTTGTAGAGCTTGAGAACCTCCTTGGGCTTGGTGCAAAGCAGTGAATCAACGACGCTGATGCCCAGGCGGCTGATCGCGTCAAGGCTGGTGGACTCTGTGCCAGTGGCGCCGTAGAGGCGGTAGGCGGCAAAGGTCAGCTTCCGACCGCCGGAACGATTAGCGCGCGCAGCTTGAGCTGCATCGGTCTGGGACTTGCCAGGAGTGGTGCCATACAGCTCGCCGTGGATCTCGATGTCGCCACCGGCGTTGATCACGTTGGGGATTGCGCCAACCTCTTTGACCAGGTCAAGGATGCACTTGCCGCTGCGGGTCCAGGCATCAGTGAGCAAGCCAGCCTTGTAGCGGACGGCGATAGCGATGCCGTCGATCTTGGGCTGAACGACGACTGCAGGGGTGATCTTGATGTAGTCGTACCAGCTCTCAAGGCTGCAGTTGTCGAGGCTGAGCAAGGCCGTGCCGCCACCGGGATAGCGGAGTTCAGGAGCGTAGGGGGCAAGAGCGCGAAGCTCGGCCTCTAGGCCGTCGTACTCGGAGTCGGTAAGGATCGGGTCGCCGTTGCGGTATGCGGCGTCAGCGCGGCGGATCTGAGTGCGCAGGGCTTCGATGGAGGCCATCGGAATAAGAGGTAAAGGGGTGCGGTCAGGCACGAGAGGATTGTACTACAAGTTTCTGAGTAAAAAAGCGGGGCGCCTGTCCCAGCACCCCACGTTCTCCCTCGAATCCACGCTAGGGAGGTCGCCCTTAGCTGCCTATGGCGCGTCGCAAAGATTCTTTTAAAAGACCAGGCAAGACGTCGGCTCCGTAATCCACAGCGAAACGGCGGAGGTCAAAGATCGTCGGCACCGTCGGCTTGGTCCTGGCGTAGGTGAACAGCATCTGCACGTCGTTGCGGCCTTTGACGCGGTAAATGCCTGGCGTCAGGTTGGCGGTCTGGCGAGTCTTGCGCTGGTCGGGCACAGAGATGTACCGATACCCGCCACTGCCCGTGCCAGTCTTCAGGCCCTGCACAACCTGCTGGTACTGGCCAGGGCTCATGCGGCCGTAGGCATTAGCCCTGACACCACGACCCGCAAGGAATGGGACGGGCCAATAGTTGCCGCTAACAATCCCTGCCTTCCTGAGGTAATTAGTGAATCGAGTTTCATAGATCGGCTTCTGTCCTGCACCGTCTTCAGCAGAAACGGGATAGAGATACTTACCAGGCGCGTTACCTTTGTCGACTCGATCCTTGACTCGAATTGTCAGCTCAAAGCCATTCGCTTCAGAAACGACAGAGTTAAGAGTCAATGGAACAGGATTGCGGAAGACATCTTGCATGTCTTGGCGGACCTGCTGCTTGGCGAAGAGGTAGCCGTAACGCTTGAGCGCTTGTTGAGTTGCGTAAGGCAGTTGAACTTTTTCTACGACGTTGATCTTTCCAACTAAATCATTTACATCCCACTCAATGTTCTTGTACGCCATATCGACCTAAACCGGGTGTCTGCGAGTCCAGGCTAGGCAGGGAAGGGGGAGGAGCTCTCGGGGCAGTTGGCGTGACCAGGGAACTCCATGGCGCAGAACGTAACCGGGTTCCGCCCAGGTGTCAAGGATTCAGGTCCGAAAGGGGGTGTAACGCTTGTAACGGTGCGTAACGGTGGGCGTAACGCCGAGATCCCTTGCGGCAACTGAGTTGTAACGGTGTAACACTAAATCTCTACTTTTATAGATATAGATAGATAGAGGGGTGTCTGGGTGTGTGTACGTGTGTGTGTATAAGGGTGTGTTCTCTCGGAAGCGTTACACCCCCAAAAAACGTTACAACCCTTGCGCTGGAAGGGATCTCAGCGTTACACCGACCGTTACACCGAGGCGAAAAACGTTACAACTCAGTCATAGCAAGGGTTTTGGACCGTTACGCCCCGAGGGAAAAATCCAAGATCCCTTGCTATCACTGGGTTCCAACCTTGAGACCAGCCCGAGACTAAAGATCCAGCACGGTCATCGGTATCACTAAGCAACGCATTGGACCCATAGCTGGAAACCTGATGGCGGTCTTCGGGGTCGTCACACCATTGATGCGTTTCAGGGACTGTTTGTAGGCATTTCCGCTCCACGGGGTGTCCCGGACGATGGCCTGGAGGTTGCTGTTGCCGTTCGCGATGGCCAGGGAATCGCCCTGGATTTTGAGCCCATAGCGGGCGATCACAAGCGACGGATCCTCGGAGTCCTCGCGGTGTGCGGTGACCTTGAAGCAGCCCCGCTGAGCCATGCCAACCAGCTCCCTGAGGGTCATTCTTTTGCCATCTACTTGAATCATGTGGTTGAGAATGAAGTTCAAACACTTCATCTCATCAGCCTCACTTGGGTCGGTCTGATGACTCTCCCAGTCCATACTTTGAATCCATTTCTGTGCCTGATCGAGGCTGATCAGTTCACCGCCGGCAGGTGAAAGTGACCAGGCACCTGCGAGAAGTGTGCCGTGCTGATCGCCATAACGCTGGCCAAACTCTTTAGCGAGTGCCGCTGCAAATGTGCGTGCGTTGGATCGAATGAATGGGATGTTGTCGACGGTTCGGGCAATCAGCTTGCGGCCGTTTTCCTCGGTGGCGAAGTCATAGATCCGCTGCTCAAAGTCCCGCCAGTCGTCTTTTGAGATGGGGTCACGGCGCAGGCCAAGGACGCAGAAGCGGTCGACGTCGGCTTTCTGGATCAGGTTGACGTTGATGGATGAGACGCAGAACATGCTGCGGATCTCGAAGGAGTTGGAACCACCCGAAGAAGTGCCCTTGTAGATCTTTCCGCCTTCAGAGGAAGCGATGCGAGCGAGGGCAAGGATGTTCTGAACGATCTGCTTGTCGCGCTGTTCGTTCTGCTCAAACTCGTCGAAGACAACGGGGATGGCGTCGGACTTGAGGGTGCCGCGAAGGCCAGCTTCAGTGGTTCCGCCGGTTGCTGCTTGGTAGATGCCGCCAAGGAGCGGGCGCATGAAGTGCTTGAGGATGGTGGTCTTACCGGTGCCGGCTCCACCAGTGATCCAGATGTGAGGTCTCCAGTCGAGAGCACCGCAGACGGGGGCGAGAACGATCCAGCCGACTAGGAAGTAGGCGGAAGCTGGGACCTCCCATTTGAACTGGCGGGCGAGCTTGAACAATTCAACGGTGATTTCATCAGTGAGTGGCTCGCTTGCGGGGCCGATCAGTGACTTGGCGTTTTCGTAGAAGTAGTACGAATTAGGCGGATTTTGAATGTGATGCTCAGTAGGCGGGCCTTGATCGGGGATGACTGAGAGCCTGTTGCCGAGGTGAAGGATGACACGACCTGCGTCGTACCAGGCGCCGCGGCCGCGGATGCGACTTGGATCAAAGACGCCTTGCTGAGTGCAGACGCGCATGAGGGTGTCTGCTGCGCGATCAGTATCGAATGAGGTTCTGGTGGGAAACATGGCGCACCACCAATCGAGGCTTGCCAGGTTCATGAGATTGAGCTTGGTATGACCAGAGGCCGGGAGCTCGATGACCTGTGATGCCTCGTTGGGGAGGTAGTAGTAGTAGCCGCGATCGAAGCCAAGGCAGCGGAAGGGCCATTCGGCTGGGAGTTCGGGGTCTGCGTTGGGGGGAGCGGGGTCGTCGGGTTCGTCTTGGATGGCCTCTTCAATGTCGAGAACCAGGGGGTTGGAGACGTTGTTCTTGGCGTAGTCGGCTGCTTCTTGAGGTGACCAGGAAGCGTCGGCGAGATCCCAGCCCTCTGCCATTTCCTGAGGAGGGGCGATGATTTGAATGCGCTCGACGCCGATGCTCATCAGCTTGCGAGCGAGGCGATCCATGGCATCGCGGCCGACTTGATCGTTGTCAGGCCAGAGCAGGACCTTGCGATCAGCGAGTGGAGTCCAGTCGGTCTTGTTGATGGCTTTGCAGCCTGAGGCCCAGGTAGTGCAAACGGCCTGGGGGAAGAGTGAGCAGGCAGCGGTCCAGGCCTTTTCGCCTTCGACTACAAGGATGGTTTTGTCCGAGGACTTGATTGCATCGAGGTTCAGGAGCGGGCGAGGAGCTGGTGGTGCTTTCCACTGCCAGCGGTCACCATCAAACCAGAGAGGGCGGATTTTCTTGCCAGGGAAGCGAGCGACGATGAAGTTTTCGCTGTAGCGCCAGCTGGATTCAGCACCTTGCGTTGGAGGTTCAGGGCGCTGCTTGACGATGCCGAGATAGGACTCGATGCGCTTGGCGGCTTCCTTGAATTCCCAGTTGTTGCGGCGCATGAGGAGGTCCATGCCGGTGCCACCACCACCGCGCTGATCACGGCCACCGCACTGATTGCAGTACCAGGAGCCAGTACCGTCCTTGTCGTCATAGCGATAGCGATCTTCGCCACCGCAGAGGGGACAGGGTTGGTGTTTGTCGGTGAGTTGCTCGGGAGAGAGTCCTGCCAGGTCGGCGAGGATTGATGACCAGCGATTGAGCGCAAGGTCGGTGATTTTGTTCATTTGGCTTTGCGGCTCTGTTCAATGCGATAAAGGCGTTCGGGCCACTGTTCGGCGGCGCGTTTCATTAGGTCTCGCCTGTAGTCGGTGTCTGCGACAGTCCAGGTGACAAGCTCGCCGGTGAAGGCGTAATAGATAAGGCCGTCATTAAGCCAGTTTTGGAGCTCGTTTAGAAAACGATTTTTGACGCGATCACGATCAATTGACACCGGATTCCATCAAGCGAGCGATGAGCTGACGGACGAAGCCAGATCGAGAGACGAGGAAGGATTCTGCTTGTTGGTCTAGCCAGTCGATTTGATCTTGAGGCAAGTCAACGGTGATTGTCTTGCGCTGGGAGCGCTTGGCAGGCATGGGGTGCGCTTGGGTTTTGCAAGCGAAAGACTAGCGGTAAATACCTAGCCTGCAAGCTATCCCAGGATTTCGTTTGCGTCTTGGATTGAGCGAGCCACGCCAGCAATGCCACCAGCGCCACGAATGAGGCCCAACCAATTGGACTGATCCGGCGATAAGCGCCCCGTGGGGGTCTTGACCTCAATGGAAGTGAAAACAGCGACACGTTGGCCGACCATTTCAGGGGTGATGGTGATTGTGCGGAAGCCGATGAGGTCAGCGGAACCGCGAGCTAGGCCGAACTGAACTGGTCTGCCGGTTTTGGGATCCGGCAATGAGCCGGTGTTATTTCGGAAGAGTCGCAGGTCTTTGCGGAGGCCTACTGCTAAGCGGATCTGTTGCTGAAGTGTGGTCTCCGCGTTGGCCACAAAGATCTGCTGCTAGCAATCAGAGTAGAACTGACCGTGAAGTTTGCGTCGAGCTTCTTTGACAGCTTGAGCCGCTTCCTCGGCTGTCTTGAAGTAGCCAATGATTTGTGATCGGTATTTGTGGTAGACGCAGCCAATGAAAGGCTTGCCGACGCGACCGCTTGGGTGAACGCCTTTGTAACCGGTGCTGTTGTTCTTGTTTAGCTTGCGATTGCGGCAGTTTTCTTGTCTCGTTGCGAGTCTTAGGTTGGAAATCCTGTTATCAAGGCCATTGCCATTGATGTGATCCACCATGAGCTGGCCAGGGTCTTGCTTGTGGTGCAGCAGCCAGGCAACGCGATGGGCCAGGAGTACGCGATTGAAGTAGGTCAGTCTCCAGTATTTGCCGTTTTTACCGCCTGAGATTCCGCCTGCTTCATCGCCAGGCTTAATGGTTGAAAAGAGGGGTTTGATTTTCCAGTAAAACTTGCCAGTCTCCGGGTCGTATCTCCACTGCCTGCTTAGTTGTTCATAAGAAGGAAGTGGCCGGGACTTTTTAGACACCGCTCCTTTTCCTGCCTTGCATTACTTTGTACGCCCAGCCTGGAGAGTAGCCACGCAGCGCTGCTAGCTCTAGGAGTTGTGTCAAAGTCTTTGCGTTTACTTGTTCTTGTTTCCGTTTTTCTTTCTCTTTGTTTTTATCAAGCTTCTCCTGAATCCTTTGCCTTACCTCTTCTCTCTTGAGTTCTTCAAGGTCTACTTCTTTGTATCCCAGCCTCCTTGCTTTCTTCTCTTTTGCAAACACATGCCCGCACTCAGGGCAGACAGGCGCAGGCTTGAACGCGGCGTAGCAGATTGGGCATTCGCGAACGGCTGGAGCATCGGCACTCTTCTTCTTGGCGCCCTCTACAAGTGACCACTCCCGCTCGTCATCTGGGAACCCGTGGGTTCGGACGTTGTTGGAGTGATCAAGGATGATTGCAGTCTCTTTGCCAGGGGCCGGTCTAAGAACACGGCCGACTTGCTGCAGGTAGAGCGATAGCGACTTGGTTGGTCGTAACAGGATGGCGCAGCTTGCGGCAGGTACGTCAAAGCCCTCGGAGACAACCTCGACGGTCACCAGGATTTGGATGGTTGCATCGCCGAAGGACTTGACGACTTCATCGCGATCAACTGTTTGCCCGAGGAGGAGGCCAGCCTTGATGCCTTCAGAATTGAACGCCTTGCAGACCGATTCGGCGTGTGCAACGTTGCAGCAGAAGGCGATTGCCTGCAGACCTAGGGCCTGCTTGCGGTATTGGGAGACTGCGTTGCCGGTAATCACCGGACGGTCCATCGCTCTGGCTAGCTGCTCTTCGGCGTAGTCGCCTGCCCTTTTGCGAACGCTGGACAGGTCAGCCTGCATGGGTGGCGCAAAGATCCTGGAGGGCGAGAGGTAGTTAGCGAACACCAGGTCGTAAACGCTGGGGCCTGGGACCAAGGTGTCGAAGGCGGTCGATAGGCCGCGGCCATCTAGGCGGCATGGAGTTGCGGTCACCCCAAGGCGGTAGGACTCACTCCAGTGATCGGTGACCTTGCGCCACGAGCCGGCAACGGCGTGGTGCGCTTCGTCGATGATGATCAAGCAGGGTTCCCACTCGATCCTGTCCAGCCGTCTGACGATGGTGCTGACGGATGCGACCTGGACTGGGCAGTCCTTCTCGGGGTAGCCGGCAGCAATGATCCCGTGCTCGACGCCCACCCAGTCGAGTTTCTGGCTGGTTTGGTTGATCAGCTCCTTGCGGTGAACCAGGACGAGGACCTTCTTGCCTTTCTCGGCTGCTGCTCGGGTGATTTCGGTGAAGATGATTGTCTTGCCACCGCCGGTTGGCAGCACTAATAGTGGGGCGCGAGCTCCGAGGCGGAATGCATTGCGAAGGTCCTGGATTGCGCGTTCTTGATACGGTCTGAGCTGCACGAGCTTGCAAACGACTGCAATGCGGCGTAGGATACCGCAAGTCGCCGCAGCCTATGGACAACGCCGCGTATCACGCGCATCCGGCCGTATCGAAGTCCCACCTGGACAAGATCGCCAAAAGCCCCTTGCACTACTGGGCTCGGTATGTCGACCCGCACAGGGTTACGCCTGACCCGACGCCGTCAATGCTGTTGGGTTCCGCCGTTCACTCCCACACGCTGGAGCTGGACAAGTGGGATTCGGAGTGGGCTGTTGCACCTGCTGGACTTGACCGCAGGACTAAGGCAGGCAAGCAGGCTTACGCCGACTTCTTAGCCCTTAGCGAAGGCCGCTCTGTCATCACTGGCGAGCAGTACGAGACCGTTCAAAAGATCGGTCAGTCCGTCTTTACTCACCCTGCCGCGGCCATGCTGCTGCAGCTTGATGGCGAGGCTGAGACCACCCACATGTGGGTTGACGAGGCCACTGGCCTTGAGTGCAAGTGCAGGCCTGACTATTTGACGTCTGACGGCGAGATGGTCATTGACCTGAAGACAACACGCGATGCAAGCCCTCGCGGGTTCCGCAGCAGCGCGATGTCGTATCGCTACCACGTACAAGCGGCGTGGTATTTGCACGGACTTGAGAAAAGTACGGGCAAAAGGCCAGACACTTTCATCTTTATCGCTGTCGAAACTGAGCCTCCTTACTGCGTTGGCGTTTATTGCGCTGATGCTGAGTTAGTGGCTGAGGGATGGCGCCAGGCCGAGGCTGACCTCGTAAAACTGGCTGCCTGCAAGTCCTCAGGCAAGTGGCCCAGTTACAGCGATGAGATCCAAGTGCTCGGGCTGCCTAGCTGGATGAAATCCGGCGCCAAAACCGACCAACCACCCCAAGAAATCGAAGGATTCTGACCATGAAGCCATCCAAGCCTCAAAGCCTCAACGAAGAAATCAGCTACCGCCGAGGCTACAGCCAAGCCGTTAGCTCTGTCCTTTGCGCAATCGGGGCACGCGAACATGCATTTATCGACGCTGTATTGACTTGGCGCCACAGCAGCAAAGATTTAATGGACCCTCCGCCCGAGTTGGACGATGAGGACATTAATCAAATTCGCGAACTCATTAAAGGACTCTGATCATGGAACAACAACTCGACCGGATTGCTACGGCATTTGAAAGAATCGCTGAAGCTCTTGAAAGCATCAACGAGAATGGGCTTGGTGTCGATCTAATTGGTGGTTTTGACGAGCTGGTCGTTCACCATGAGTTTAATGAGGCCGGGATTCCGATTGACACTTTGTACGTTGAATCAGCGAATCTCGACGGTTTTAAACTTGCACAGAACAAATGACCGATCAAAACTCTGCACTAACAACCACAACGCCTGGCGGCGTATTTGGAGGCATTCAAGCCTTTGAAGACGGCCAGCGTATTGCCAAGGCTCTTGCCAGCAGCAGCTTGGTGCCCAGCCAGTTCCAGGGTCAGCAAGGCCTTGCGAACTGCATCGTTGCCTTGGAGATTGCAAACCGCATGGGCCTGAGTCCCTTGCAGGTGATGCAGAACCTCAACATCATTCATGGCCGCCCTAGCTGGAGCAGCCAGTTCATCATTGCGCTGATCAATGGTTGCGGCCGATTTGAGCCGTTGCGCTACGAGATCAGCGGTCAGGGTGACAGCCTTGCTTGCTATGCGGTTGCCAAGGAAAAGGCAACTGGCAATGACCTGAAGGGTCCGACCGTGACGATGGCCATGGCCAAAGCCGAGGGTTGGGCAACTAAGCAGGGGAGCAAGTGGCGCACGATGCCTGAGCTGATGATTCGTTATCGCTCTGCTGCGATGTGGGGCCGGCTTTTTGTACCGGAGCTCCTCGTGGGCATCACTCAAACCCAAGAGGAGGTGATTGAGATTGAAGAAGTGAAGGTCAGCAGCCCTGCTGCCGATCTGAATGCAAAGATGGCAGCTCAGCCTGCTCAAAAGGTTGAAGAGGATGAGCTCTTCTGAGTTTCTTACTACTAGCCAGCTTGCGAAGCGTTGGGGCTTGCACCCTGACACGTTGATGAGATGGCGAAAGGCGGATAAGGGTCCCCCTTATTTCGTCACACCCAGCTCAGTGCTCTATTCAACGGCCGAGGTAGAGCAATACGAAAAGGCCAACACCCATTTCCCTGAGGACTGATGAGCTTCAAACTGAATCTCAGCATTTTCAAGAGCACCAAACCGGACAGCAAGATTGACTTCTCCGGGATGATGAACATCAAGGTGGAAGAGCTGGATGCGCTCTGCCGCTTCGTCATGAGTCAGACCCCTGACCAATACGGAAGCGTGCAAGTCCCGGTCAGTGGCTGGAAAAAGACCAGCTCACGCGGCTTGAACTACATCAGCGCTGTTGGCCAGCCTCCCCGCGACTGGGTTGATCCCGGCCCTGGTCCTTCGATTGATCAAGCTGCTCAAAGCTTGGCGACTGCCACCGATGGCGTCGTTGTGGACTTCAACCCCCAAGACGACCTGTTCTGAGTTAATGGCGGGCTAGTCCCGCCTTTTCCTTATGCCTTACCAGCGAATGCACGGCCACAAGCGTCGATTTCAACTGCTGATTGATCCGCATCGCGCGGATCTGTTGGAGCAACTTGCTCGAAAAGAAAAGTTACGGGCGACCGCTTTTATTCGCGATCGGATTTATGAAGCGATAAAAGACCTGTCAACCAGTGACGAGTATCAAGAGGCTGCCGAAGCCGACGCAAAGATACGAGAGGACTGGATTGCAAATCTTCGGCGAAAGCCTGAATAGTGCTGTGAGCCAGAACCAGCTGGTTGTTTTGTTTGGGCTGACCTGGTTGGTCGGCCTTCTTATCGTCACCATCGCACTCACGCAATTCCCGTGACCTCGTTTAACGCTTATCGCCGTGGCCTCACTACTTATGAGGTCACCTATAAAACCGATCGTATGCCGGTCCTCAAGTCCATGAGGATCATGGCGGAGGACACCTACCAAGCCTCGATGATCCTGCGTGACGCCTTCACTGATGTGACAATCGTGAGGATCGCACCGGTCTGACTATGCGCAGGTTTGTCTTTTACATCGGCAGTCTGGGTCTTTATGAGGTGATCCAGGCTGCAAATGTGTATGACGCACGCCAGAAGTTGCGCTCTGGCTCTCTTTACCGTTTTTACAACCAAGCCGTTCTCATTTCGGAGTCTGAACCGTGTTACAGAGCCTCGGATTGAAGTTGATTCGCATGGGATCTAGGCGTCCCATCTGGGTGGTGCGTCCACCGAAGTGGATCGTCGAGCATTTAGAGCCCCAGCCAGTGAATGGGGAGCACAACAGGTTGACGGGGATTGGCGTTTGGATGCTTAAGCGCGCCAACCCCCTTGCGGCCGTGGACTTTACGAAGCGGATTGTGAAGGTGACCCTTCCTTGATCCAACGGAGAACACGGGTGTAAGGAATGCGGAGTGCGCGGGAGATCGACTTCCCGCTCATTCCGCCTTTGTGCATGAACAGGACCAGGTGTGGATCCGGCGGGGCTGGATCCTTTTTAGCTTCTTCCTTACTCACAAACTTGCACCATAAATGCATGTGGAGTGTACGCTATTTGTACAGCCCGCGCCTGTTCTGGTAGTTATGTCACCGTTTGAGCGAGTCTCCATGTCAGAGGTCAAGGTTCGTACTGGCCGCGCCTGCAAGACAACGCCTCTTCGCGAGGAAGTTTTGGCGATGAAGCCAGGCGACGCGATCTATGTGCCCTATTACGACGCAGAGACTGGCAAGGGTTACAAGCCCACGACTATTTCGCAGGTGGTTGGCGTGATGAGCCGCTCCAGCGACAAGGTGAAGTATTCGGTGCGCCGGGATGCAACTCGCCCTGGCTGCTTCGTGCTCTGCCTTGAGAAGCCTGCAGCTTGAGTCTCATTTGATGCTGTAGAATGTAAGTCCCGGTACAAACTGGGACTTATCGTTTTATTTAACTATGGACACAAAGCCCGCACCGCTTACGTTCCACAGCAAGTCTCTTGATCGCGTGATAGCGATGGACGAGCTGGACAAGCTGACTAGCTCAGAGCTTTATCGCTTCAACGGCGAGCTTGTGATGGCAGCGCGTTCGATGGAGAACGCTCTGTCTGACGCGCTCCAGCAGGAAATTCGCACTGGTCAACCCGTCGATCCCGACTGGGTTCACAAGGTCCGCAAGAAGATGGGGATCTGCAACGCTTTCCGTACCAATGCGATGCAGCTGCTCAAGGTGCCGCAGAAACGGGAGATCGTTGAGATTCGGAAGGCTGCTCCTGAACCCGATGACCAGCTAGTGACTCGGCTGGCCGAGGAGAAATTCCAAGAGCTGTTGATCGACGAGCTCGGCGAGCGCCTGTTTAAGGAGCTTCAGGAGGAAGCTGTTGAACTTGCTCTTGAAGATCTTCGACTAAAAACTCAAGCCTCATGATCTCGTGGACTGCTGCTTGCAGCATGTCCTGGCAAGACATAAGAGTCTTAAAGAGATAAGCCTCCCGCGGCTCCATCTCGCGAGACTTCATCTCAATGAGCAGTTCCCTTTCAGGTGTTACATCCCGGTTAAACCAGGTCATGGCACTCCCTGCATTTGAGTTACTATAGGTAGGCCCACTGCTCAATTATCTTTTATTTGTGTCGGACTTTGCATTGAACACTACTTGGGATGATGATGCGGAAGCTAAATCCCAGCATGGCGACGGCATCAGCAGGGCTGTCCCAGGTGCCAAGACCAAGAGATTTCGGATCCGCGTCTCTCAAGTCGGCGCGAGCCCAATGTTCGTTGAGTTTCAGGCTGAGTCCAAGACTCATGCATTGAAATATGCGAAAGCGCGTTGGCCGATGTCGCAGCTTCAGGTGGTTTGATGCCTGAGTTAGATATGGACCAGCTGAACTCTCTTATCAAAGAGGGGAAGGCTGAGATCGCCCGCAAGGCGCGGACCAACTCCACAAGCTGGAGAAGGGGCAACATCCCTCCCAACGCCCGGCTGACTCCAATGGACGTCGTAGAGATTCGGATGCTCGACAAGCAGGGGATGCCGTCGGCAAAAATCGCCGCCAAATACGACATCTGCTATGTGCATGTCCGAAACATCGTTAATCGCCAAGCTTGGGTAAACGCCGAAAAACAACTGGCTGCTGAACATGAAAAGGTGTCCAAGCTGCGGGCAAAAAGCCCTGAAGGTGACCGAGGTCGAGCATCGAAAGCTTGACGAGGCAGTCCGCATGAGGCGCAAGTGCGCCATTTGCGCTCACGCCGAGACAACTTTCGAGATAACGGCTAAACAGATGGAGGAGTACAGCCTGCTCCTTCGCCTTAATACCGCGATCTCGCGAGTCCTTAATCCGACTATTAGCGAGTCCCGCGAGTCCTGCACCACTTGTTCTTATTGGTTAGATGGCTCCTGTTCAATGCAGTTCCCTGAGGCTGGTGGATCGTTCGCCAGTGAGTGCTCGCTCTACGAGCCGAATCAACACGAGGACGTGTCCGTCGTGCGGGAAGGACACTCGCAATCCGGTCATTTGCGCAGATTGCTACCGCAGAACGCCCGCAGGTAAAGCTGAGATCAAAGAGGAGACTCGGATGCGCAAGTACGAGCCCCTTGCTGGTGGCGGACCATGCGCAGCCTGCGCGCATTGGAGTCGTAGATGCTGCCTAGGCTTACCTGAAGGGGGTACGAGGTTTGCGGAAGGATGCCCAGCGATGATGACGGAGGAGAACTGATGCGAGCCCACCCATTTCTCAACCCGGTAGAAGCGGCGATTATTCGCTGGCTGATGAAATCTCCAAGAATTGGACTTATTTGCGTCAAGCAATACGAGTCGACGGTTACTTGGGTGCTGCGGAATGAAAACGATGCTGTCTCGTGGGGTGACCCAGAGCCGGACGATGTTTCAGACGATTATGAGCCGGCTTCCATGAAGCTGGAACGCATCTACCATCTGCCCGATGCTGAGAAGTGACGCTCTACCACCCAAACACGGGGGTAGGCTCCTACGGCGCTCATCCGCTGTTTTATGGCATCGAAACTTACTACCGGCCTTGGTTCTTTGATGGGCGAATCGTTTATTGGGGCGACCCAGTCGTTGGACGCGGAACAGCTCTTGTCCGAGCTGAAGCCATGGCAGATCGAGAAAGGGAAAGCCGACTTTCTTGATTACTTGTACAAGTTGTACGACCGGGGCTCTGCTGAGCCTGGTTTGCGCGGCACTTACACCGGCTTGATGGATCAGTTTGCGCAGGACACTGCACAGATCATGCGGGCCTCATTCATCTCATCCCAGTTGGCGGGCCAGTAATGAAAAAGCTGATCGGCCTTTACAGCCCTGCTGCTGGTTCTGGGAAATCCACCATCGCTCAATGGCTGGCGGAAGAGCGCGGTTACACGATCGTGCCATTTGCCCAGACCTTGAAGGAGATGCTGATTCCGATGCTCAAGGCTCTGGGTTACGACCAGGCCGGAGCTGAAGATCTCGTCTACAGGCACAAGCAGGTAGTCGTGCCATCTGCCGAGGTGAGTGTTCGGCACATGCTTCGCACTCTTGGCACGGAGTGGGGCCGATCCTGCGTTCACCCTGAGATCTGGTTGCGTTGCTGGTCCGAGCGGATCAAACAGTACGACAAGGTCGTGGTTGATGACTGCCGCTTCCTCAACGAGGCGCAGTTGATCAAGAACCTGGGCGGCGCACTCTGGTATGTCGAAAGACCTGGTATTCCCAAGTCCTTCGAGCACGCCAGCGAAGGAAGCTTGAATGAATACAGTGGCTTCGATTGCGCTGTATTTAACGACGGTGCAATTGAAGACTTGACAACTAAGCTGCGACTACTAGCGCACGCTTAGTGGCTTCACTGCGGTATCACGCCGGCCGGATGGTCCTGTACGAGGGATCCGAGGGCTGGCGTGTCCGCATTAAGACCCACACGGGCAAGCTTGATCTGCCGCTCAGTTGCAAGGAAATTGAGCAAGCGGTCATTGAAGCCGAGCAACTTTATGCCGATGCTCGGGCTATCACAAACAACAAGCCCAGGTGCCAGCACTGCATCCACTGGGAATTTGTTGCGGCACAATGCGGAATAGGTTTCCCGGAGGGACGATCCAGTGGAGGAGTCTTCGCAAAAAGCTGCTCAGCCTTCTGGGCCAACCACTGAGTACGTCGTTCCCGATGACGCTTTCGACTGTGGTGACGGCTTCTATATCGAGGTGAGCACCGAGCCAGGGATTGGCGAAGTTCGCTATCGGGCCTGTATGCCGAATTGCTCTATCGGCCGTTATGCCAATGATCTGTGGCAGGCTCAGATCTACATAGAGCATATGAAGGCTGCTCGCTTCGGCTGATCCAGCACAAAAGCTTGTGAGCCCTGAAGAAGTTCCAGAAGGGCTGCTTAATCCACCAAAGCCAGACCGACGAGTGGGACTTGTCGGCATTGCAGCGCAGGCAAGCTGGCACGCAGTTGCGCAGCGTGGTCGGACCACCGTGGGCCTTGGCTTTTACGTGGTCGATCGTGGTGGCGTGGTCCCCGCAATAGGCGCAGGTGTGGTTCCAAGCGGAGAAGATTGAGGCACGAAAGCGTTGCTTGCTCGCTTTTTTGCTAACGAGATAGATGCCATCAATCTGATGCTCCATCTTTTGGAAGTTCGTAGGTGGCAATCTCGATGTCGATGATGTCGTCATCGCTTTTGAAGCACTCTGAGATGCAGGCGTAGATGTCGCCTGGGATGTTCTCAGGGTCCTGCGCGGTCTCGAAGTAAAACTTCCCGGTTACTTCGATTAAGTACCGCTGCATGGGAGAGGCTCTCCGCTTCCAATAAGAGTAGCTAAAGACACTCCTCCCAACTTGGCATCACGCGGGGCTGGCCGTTGTAATGCCCAATTTCTCCATAATCCAAGTCAGGGTTGGTGACCATCAGAAGGAAGACCATCTGGCCGATCTTCATGCCTGGGTAAAGCGGCAAATTATGGAAGCGCTTGTTGTTTTTCAGCTCCAGGGTGAGTTTGCTTCCGTTCCATCCGCAATCGGCGTAGCCCGCGTGGCTGTGCTCGTAGCCCTCTCTGGCCCGTGATGACTTGAGGCAAAACATGCCGCAGATATCGGCCGGCATGTTGAACACTTCGAGAGTCTCGGTAAGGAGGAACTCGCCGGGAGCCATCCAATACGGATTGTCCTTAGTGCAATGAGCAATCGACTGGATCTGAAGTTCCGAGGTGTGCTCAACCTCGACCATGATGTTCTCGCCAATCCGCAGGTCCAGGGACGCCGGGTTCAGTAGCTCAAGGTCATAGGGAACGACCATGCGCTCTTGCTGGCACAGGCGCTGGATCTCGTGGTCGGGAACGATCACATGCTTTTTATTTCTCAGAGCACATTACTCGGTATATCGCTAATCAACATCCGATTTCCACTGCCAGCCGCCAGCTGTAATGCGAATTGCCCAACCCGTGCCAGGACCTTCAACTTCCCAGCGCTTGAGCCATTGCTTTCTTGGATATAAAACGTACTTAGCCTCTCGCTTGTCCTTGTGGCCGCCATGAATTAGGTCTGGATGGCCCATAGGATCGTGGGCTACGAAGAATTGATCGGTGTATCCGACAATCACGCTCCAGTGGCCATAACCTCTGGGGCGCTCACCCTTGCTGACGTCACCGTGATGCAGCCAACCCACAGCAACCGGACGACCTGCGTCGATCTCTTCCTCAAGCAGCTGGGGCGTTGCGTTGTCGACGTATTCGGCAGTCAGACCAAGTTCTTTTAGGGCAGAGAGATGCGCGTAAATCTCAGTTGTATCGCCGTACTTGGCCCGTATTTTGTCGTAGTCGTTTGGGTAGAGCAGGCCGGCTTGATCCGCTGCAACCATTGCAATTGCCGCAGTGAAGCACTTGCGATAGCCGTTTGGCAGATCAAGCTGATGAAAGTAAGGGGTTGGTAGCCACTCAATCCGGCCCCCTGCCTTCCAGATTTCGTACCAGTCTGCATTCCGATCCAGCAGGTGCTCAGGAAGGTCGGCTTGGAGCTGGTTGATTGCTGCGATCTGGTGTGGCGCTGCGGTGTATCGACTAAAGAAATCGGTTAATCGCAACGTCATAGCCAAGAACAGCGGCAACATTATTTCTTATATGTTAAGCCAGGTTTAGGAGTAGTAGATATTTGATTGACAATATGCATAGGAAGTAGCACCACCGTGCAGATAAAGCACGCCAGTGCTACGTCCACAGCTATTCCAAGGATGTCGGAACGTTGGATCACTTGTTGAGGTTCTTGGGCTTCAGAGACTTCACGGTATCGAGAAGCAGGGCAACAACGCCGTTCTGCTTCAGATTCGATGCGCCAACCAGCTCGCTGATCAGTGCAACGACGGCCCAGGTGATTGGGCTGGTGAGGATGTCGTCCATGAGATTGCTGTAACTACAAAAAGCTTAGTGCTGGTGTCTGGATCCTTCTATACGTGCCACTGCTGCTTCTAGCTCACGTAAACGACTAAATACTTCCGCGTCGCGGCTCCTCATGTCGGTATGAAGTACGTCGAGGCGGGTGGCAACGCTATCGACGGATGCGGTCAAGCGGATCACGGCGTCTCGGCTCTCTACAGCACGTTTTCCGTTATTCGACGCACTCATTGCGGCTACCGTTACTGAGGCCCCCGCAATGGCAGCCAGGATCTCAATCACAGGAGCCACCTAGACACTCATTTCATCATGCCAGCTTCGACCGATCACGATCACGACAAAGAACACACGCCACTCGCTGACTTCGTGCGGTTGGCCGTTCTTTCGTGGTCAATCTTCATGCTCAGCCTCAATTACTTGGGGCATGTAAAGGCAATGGACCCCACATTCCCGGCTTCACTGCTGACTGGCACGATGGCCTCATTCGGCGTGTCTGTGGGTAAGGGCAACAACCAGAAAAAGAAGGACGAAAATAACGGCACAGTCACCGCTAAACCTCAGGAGAAACAACCGTGAAAAGGCTCCTCTTCGCAGCCGCCATTCTGATCGGCGCCGCCGGACCAGCGCAGGCTGATCTGACGCATCGCATCACCTCCAGCGTTTCGCTCACCGTTGACGCCGCGGCCAGTGCTGCTACCCGCATTGGGTCCAGCTACTCCGTTACCGGCAACAACATCACCTTGGACACCGCTGGTGGACTTGGCTCGCTAACGGCCGGCAACGCTGTTGGCTACACCGCCGCCGATTACAGCGTGACCACTGCGGGGGATGCCTTTTCCTTCACCGAAGCATTCACCGAAGGTGATGCCACCCCCTCCGCTACCACCGTCACTTCAGGAGTTGTTGGATCGCTTCCGATGCTGGGCAATACGACGACAACAGCAGGGGGTGTCGCGGGTCTGCTTAATGGTTCCATCGCCAGTGATCACGTCATCAGCCTGACCGCTGGTGGTGCTGGAACCAGTGCCGTTGGTCAGATGGTCACCGAGATCAAGATCGACTAATGCGCTGGTTAGCTGTTGTGCTGCTGCTGGCAACCCCGGCAGCAGCCGTTCCAGTTGTGCCTAACTTCCGTACTGGCACGATGACTTCTCGCACGGAGTCAACGACGCAGATGACGGAACAAATCCGCAGCGTCAATTACGCGACTGGTTACACCTACAGCGCATCAGGCACAAACGTGCAACACTCTGGGTCAAGCATCGTGCCAGGTGCTTCCGCGACTCAGAATCAAACCATCGACGGCGTTACTTCTAGTTGGACCGGACTCGAACTCCAGAACAAGCCGAATTGGTCGATCGTCAATCCAGGCGGTTCGTTCT